GAAACAGGGTCGGTGATGGGAGACTGGATCCGGCCCTGAATGATGACTTATGGAAAAAAGATTTGTTGAGATATTTACAGGACTAAAAAGAGATTATGGGTATGCTGACCCTCAGTCTGCATACAAGGACCCTTCTACTGGCAAATTAAAAATAGAACATTTTTGGGCAAAGAAACCAGTCACAGAACAAGATTACGAAAATCATTTAAAAGGAATTAAACCAATAGGTATACAACCTTGTGATGATGAAGGCATGGCTAAGTTCGGTGCCATAGACATAGATTCAAAAGCTTACGATCAATTTGATACGAGAAAATATTTAGAGATCATAGATAAAAATAAAATACCTGTCATACCTGTAAAATCAAAAAGTGGTGGATTACATTTGTATGTCTTCACAGATAAACCTGTTAAAGCTACATTCATTAAATCATTTCTAGAAAAATTATTATATACATTTAATCTTAAGCCAAGCACAGAAGTTTATCCTAAACAAACAGAACTAGATCAAGGTGCTAACAGCACATCAGGTAACTTTATTAATTTACCATACTTCAAGAAACAAGAACGAGTTGGTCTCAACTTAGATGGTACAACATTTACATTTGAACAATTTATTAAAGTTATAGATGCAAATACAAAAACACAAGAAGAACTAAATAATTTTATAAATGATCATATCAAGAAAATTTTAACAGGTGGTAATGAAGAATTTGTAGATGGTCCACCTTGTTTACAAATTATAACTAAAGATCTATCAGCCGATAATAAGTTGGGAGATTACAGAGATAGATTCTTATACAACTATATGGTTTTTGCTAAGAAAAAATATGGTGATGTTTGGGATAAAAAAGTATTGCAAGCAGCCAGAGATTATATTGTTTATGATAATGAATGGGGTGATGAGAAAGTTAAGAAAAAAATAAAAGCGTGGGAAAAAGAAACAGCAGGACACACTTGTGATGAAGAACCTATACACGACCATTGTATGAAATCAGAGTGTGCCAAACGACAGTTTGGTTTCTTATCTGATAAGATAAAAAGATTCCCTCCACTTACAGCTTTAATTAAAATTAATTATTCTCCAGATCCAGAGTTTAGATTTACAATCACATATGTAGATAAAAAAGAAGGAGAAGTCAGTAAACAAGTTATAGCAAGAGATGCCACTTACTTTACAAATCAAGATAGACTTAGAACATTGATAGCTGCTCATACCCCTATCTTCCCACCAAGAGTTACAAATAAGGATTATCAAATTATCATGGAGAACTTATATGAAACACAGAATGTAGAGAGTCCTCCACCTGGCACATCAGATAAAGAATTATTACAAAAACATTTGGAAGAGTATGTAACAGGTGTTCAAGCTGTAAGTGATACCTCATTTAGAAATGGTAGCACCTTAATTGATGATAGCTTTGCTTATTTTGTTTTTGAACCTTTTTATAATCATCTTAAAAACAAAGAATGGAAATTAAAAATAAATAGAACAGGTAGAATGATGGAGGACTTCTTCCAAGCAGAGCTCAGTGTATCTAAAAGATACCCTAAAAAAGATTCAGACAGTAAATCAAACAATCCTGTAAGATGCGTAAAAATTTCTATGAGATATTTTGATGAAGAAGATAATGAATTAGAGATCTTGGACATGAAAGATAAGGAAGATATTCTGTGATAACTAAGATCTATGGACCACCAGGTACAGGTAAGACAGAAAAATTAATTAGAAGAGCAATGGCCTACATTAGAATAGGCACACCATTAGATCAAATAGGTTACTTTGCGTTTACGAGAAAAGCAGCTAACACAGCAAAAGACAGAATGTTAGAAAAGAATCCACAGTACAAAAAGAAAGATCTACCATACTTTAGAACGTTTCATTCTTTGGCTTTTCAAAAGCTAAGTCTAGATGAAAGTAAAGTTATGCAAGATTATCATTATGCAGATCTAGGCAGGATCTTAAGTATTAGAGTCAACGTAAGAAAAGATGTAGATGCATCACCTTATTTAACTTGTGATAACGAATACTTTCAAATTATTTTAAAAGCAAAAGAAAAATGTATTTCAGTTTGGGATGAGTATTGTTCTGGTGAATACTCTTCATCAGTTAGATGGGGATTGTTAGAACACATCGAAGCTAACTATGATCAATACAAAAAGAAAAATACCTTATTAAATTACTCGGATATGATAAATCAATTTGTAAACAAACCTCATCTTTGTCCTAATTTTAAAGTTGTGTTTGTTGATGAAGCTCAAGATCTGTCACCCTTACAATGGAAAATGTATGACTTATTAAAATCAAACTCTGATGATGTTTACTTGGCTGGTGATGATGATCAAGCTATCTATACTTGGGCAGGTGCAGATGTGAATAGATTTATTAAAGAGCCTGCAAAAGAAAAAGTTTTATCTAGATCAAGACGTATACCTAAAAAGGTTCAAGAACTTTCCTCTGTTGTCATAAGTCGTATTCGTGGATTAAGAGCGACGAAACATTATAAAGCAAGAGACGAAGAAGGTAAAGTAGAGAAGATAAATAGTTTAGACAATTTAGATTTGTTATCTGACAACTGGTTGATCTTAACTAGAACTTTAAATAGAGCTGAAGAAATTTGTAAAATTTTAAAAGACAAAGGAATCTATTTTGAAACTAAAAGAGGTAAAAGTTATAATGTTAAATTATACAAAGCTATTTTAACTCACATGCAATATATTAATGGTGAAGAAATAACAGAGATCTCGATGAAAGATTTATTAGACTTTGCTGATGAAGAAGATTTACAAGATAAAAGTTTAAAGTGGTATGAAGTATTTAGTAAAGGTAATATTTTGGAGCGGAATTATATACGATTAATGTTATCAAATAAAGAAAAACTTAATCAAGGACCGAGGATCAAAGTTTCTACAATACATGCAGCTAAAGGTGGAGAGGCAGATAATGTTATTTTAGTTTTAGATAATGCTAATAAAATAAGACAAGCTGTGATGAGAAGTATAACAAAGAGTGACGAAGAGCATAGAGTATGGTATGTAGGAACGACGAGAGCAAAAAGAAATATTTATTTATTACAAGCAAAAATAGAAAGGAAGGGATATCAATTATGACAGATCCAGATGGATTAGAAAAAGCATTTCCACAATCAAGGCAGGTTGGAGGGAGCCACTACAAAAATTTTCACATTCAGCCGTACGAATTTATTTCAAAAAATAATCTCTCATTCTTTCAGGGGTGTGTTGTGAAGTACGTTTGTAGGTATTTATATAAGAACAAGATTGAAGACTTAGAAAAGATAATTCACTATTGCGAATTAGAGATATTAAAGTTAAAAGATACTAGAAATAAAAAATGAAAGTACCTTTATTTGAAGCACAAACAGAATGGAACGAACCGGAAGAATATCCGGATCTAAGACAATACGATGAAATTGCAATTGACTTAGAAACTAGAGATCCTGATTTAAAATCTAGAGGATCTGGAGCTGTAATTGGTAATGGTGAAGTTGTAGGTATAGCTGTAGCTGTGCCAGGTAGAAAATTTTATTTTCCCATAGCTCATGGCTCAGGGCCTAATATGGATAGAAAGCGTACTTTAGAATGGTTCCAAGATACACTTAAGACAGAAGCTATTAAAATATTTCACAATGCAATGTATGACGTATGTTGGATTAAACAAATGGGTTTGAAGATTGAAGGACTTATTGTTGATACAATGATAGCAGCATCATTAGTTGATGAGAATAGATTTAGATATGATTTAAATAGTTTATCATGGGATTACTTAGGGCACGGTAAATCAGAAGCTGCATTAGTTGAAGCAGCCAAGTCAAGAGGATTAGATCCTAAAGCAGATCTATGGCAATTACCAGCGATGGAGGTCGGATCCTATGCAGAGAAAGATGCTGAGTTAACTTTAGAACTTTGGCAAATATTTAAAAAAGAAATTATACATCAGGACATTGAATCTGTTTTTAATCTTGAGACAGATCTTTTTCCTTGCCTTGTTGATATGAAGTTTCTTGGTGTGAGGGTAGACTCAGATAAAGCTTCTCGCCTAAAGCAAGAATTAGAAACAGAAGAGAAGAAAATATTATCATCAATAAATAAAGAAACCACATTAGAACCTCAGATATGGGCTGCACGAAGTATTGCGAAAGTATTTGATAAGTTGTCTTTACCATATGAACGTACTGCTAAAACTGGTGCTCCTTCCTTTACTAAAAATTTTTTACAAGAGCACAAACATCCTGTTGTGCAAATGATAGCTAAAGCTCGTGAAATTAATAAAGCTCACACTACATTTATAGATACCATATTAAGATTTGAACATAAAGGTCGAATACATGCTGATATAAACCAAATAAGATCTGACCAAGGTGGTACAGTTACTGGTAGATTTTCATATGCTAATCCTAATTTACAACAGATACCAGCTCGTAACAAAGATTTAGGTCCATTAATACGATCATTATTTTTACCTGATGAAGGAAAAACTTGGGGATGTTTTGATTACTCACAACAAGAACCAAGATTAGTAGTTCACTATGCATCTCTACATAAATTTCCATCCGTATATGATGTTGTAGATCAATATGAAAATGATACTTCAACAGACTTCCACCAAGTTGTAGCTGACATGGCACAGATTCCTAGGACTCAAGCTAAGACGATCAATTTGGGTCTTTTCTATGGTATGGGTAAAGCTAAACTACAAGCAGAACTGGGTGTGTCGAAAGAAAAAGCTGGAGAGTTATTTGATCAGTATCACGCCAAGGTTCCGTTTGTAAAACAACTCATGAACTCTGCTATGAACAGAGCTCAAGAACGTGGTCAGATAAGAACATTACTAGGTCGATTGTGTAGGTTCCACTTATGGGAGCCAAACAGTTTCGGTATGCATAAAGCATTGTCTCACGAAGATGCCCTACAGGAACACGGACCAGGGATAAAAAGAGCATACACATACAAATCACTTAATAAACTCATACAAGGATCTGCAGCCGATATGACAAAAAAGTCTATGTTGGATTTATACAAAGAAGGTATAATCGCACACATACAAATCCATGATGAACTTTGTGTATCAGTTGAATCCGATAAGCAAGCTAAGAAAATTGTTGAAGTGATGGAGAATGCTGTTAAGTTAGAAGTCCCCAACAAAGTTGATTATGAATCAGGAAAAAATTGGGGAACAATAAATGATTAATTATGGCTTATTTAAATGCAAACATACCTGTGCAGTACGCACAAATAAAAAGGGAGTATCTTTATGATCTTAAAAAACATCATGGCGAAGTTGAAGACTGTATTATCTTTGGAATATCTGCAATCACAGGTAAGTCAATTCTCTTTCATGCGATTATGGAAAACGGTGCAATCTTTTATCGCTTACCAATTACGGCTTTTATTCAACGTGGCTTTAAACCGGAAGCTGTTCCACTTCGCAGACTTGACGAGCTTCAGTTATGGAATTGTTTTAGTTATTATCCTTCTGTTCATTCTTGGGATATCTTAGAAGGACAAGCTGGTAAATACATTGGCAAAGATAAAAAATGGCATCCGGGACAGTATTTATTTACTGTTGACTTTGCTCACCCTGAAAGTAATATCTTAGATACGGACCATTCAGAGATTCCGCACGAGCATAAATGCGCTCACATCATAGCCCTAGACGATGGGAACTATGCAGCACAACCTAACAA